CTGGCTCGCGAACATCCGCGAAAGTGCGGAGGGGGGGGTCTCACCCCCCGGCCCTAGAAAAAAAAGCCTTAGTCGCGTTCGAAGTGCTCCGCTGGCACCTCCAGGATGGCCGCATCGGCGATCTCGCGCGCCAGCCGGGCCACGGCGGTGGGCGCCAGCGTATGGTCGCAGGCCTTGCCAGCGACCGCTGCCACGAAGACGATCTTCCAAAGCTCGCTCTTGGGCACTACTTATCCCTCCTGCGGTCGTTTGGCCGGCTGCGCTGGGGTTCCCCCAGTGTGCTCGTGTCACTCTTGGTCCGGAGGGCCTCGAGCTCCTCCTTCTGCGCGTCCGTCATGGTGCTCTGCGACATATCCTTCAGCTCCTGCAGGCGCGCATCCTCTTCCCAACTCAGTTTCATGGTGCTGTCTCCTTTCCACATCACGATACCAGGAGCGACCCGATGAGCACGCTGCAGCCGACCCAGATCTCGACGGGACTCAGTTACCGGATGAAGATCGAGTACTGGGCCCTCGACCGGATCAAGCCCTATGAACGGAATGCCCGCAAGATCCCCCAGGCAGCAATCGATAAGGTGGCGACGTCGCTGCAGGAATACGGCTGGCAGCAGCCGATCGTGGTCGACGCCCAGGGCGTGATCATCGTCGGGCACGTGCGGCGCCTGGCGGCCCTTCAGCTCGGCTGGGCGGAAGCGCCGATCCACGTCGCGACGAATCTCACCGCCGACCAGGTCAAGGCCTACCGGCTCGCGGACAATCGTTCCCACGAAGAAGCCAAGTGGGATTTCAAGCTGCTCGCGCTGGAGCTCGCCGACCTCGAGGGCGCCTGCTTTGATCTTTCCAAGACAACGTTCGCAGCGCCGGAGCTGGCGAGGATGTTGCCACGCAGCCAGGATCCGGACTTCGTCGCGGCCCTGATCGAGAAGAGCGAGGAGCTGCTCAAGAAGTGGAAGGTCGAGCGCGGGCAACTCTGGACGATCGGCCCGCATCGGCTGGTCTGCGGAAGCTGCGTGAACCCGGTCGACGTCCAAGCTGCGGTGGGCGAGCTGAAGCCGCTGCTGCTGATCACGGACCCGCCCTATGGTGTCGAGCTCGACATGGAGTGGCGCGACCGCGCGGGCAGCAACGGAATAGCGAAGGCCTCGAAGAGCTACATGAAAGTTGGCATCCTGAAGGGCGGCGGCCACATGAGCGGAGACACGCGCGCAGACTGGTCGGAGGCTTTCGCGCTGGTCCCATCGCTAGAGATCGCGTACGTCTGGCACGCCACCAGCGGAACAATCGAAGTGGCGACGGGCCTCGAGCGGATTGGCTTCGCGCTGCGCCAGCAGATCATCTGGGTCAAGCCGATCGCCGCGATGTCGCGCCAGGCCTACCACTGGAAACACGAACCCTGCTGGTACGCCGTCAAAAAAGGAAAGCCCGCGCGCTGGGTCGGTGGCCACAATCAGACCACCGTGTGGGAAGCCGCCTCGCCGAAGCAGATCATGTCAGGGTCGCGCGAGGACAAACTGGATCATCCGACGCAGAAGCCGATCGAGCTGATGCGGATGCCCATGATCAATCACGGGCGCGAGGGCGACGTCGTGTACGAACCCTTCGGTGGAAGCGGGACCACGATGGCGGCCGCCGAGCTATCGAAGAAGATCTGCTGCGCGATTGAGATCGAACCGCGCTATTGCGCGATCATCCTGGAGCGCATGGCCAGCCTCGGTTTGGAGCCGAAGAACGCAAAACCGGCGCCCGCCACAAAGCGCGAGCGCGCACGAGGTGGTGCTAAGTAGCATGCAGTTAGCGTCTAAAGTGCACCAAACCGCTGCAGAATGATAGGACGTCCACCCAAACCAACCGCGGTCCGCGCTGCTGAAGGAAACCCCGGAAAACGGAAACTGAATCGAGCCGAGCTGCGCCAGGCCGTGGTCGCGCCCAAGATGCCGAAGAAGCTCTCCGATGAGGCCAAAGCGGATTGGCGGCGGCTCGCGCGGCTCTTCCTGGAGCGCGGAATCATCCGGCCGGAGGATCAGGACCAGCTCGCGAATCTCTGCGAAGCGATCGCGACGCTCCGCGAAGCCCGGTCCGCCCTGGCCGACATGCCCGTCAAGCAACGGCTCATGCTGAAAGTGGGCCAGGGCTTCCAGGCGAACCCGCTGCTCTACATCATTCGCGACCAGGTCCGGATGATCAATCGCATCGGTGCTGAGTTCGGTCTCTCGCCGGCGGCCCGCACGCGGCTCACGTTCGACGAGCAGGCGAGCGATGCTGACGACCTCGAGGCGATGCTCGGCGGCGTTGTCTCGCATCCGAGCGATCACCAGGTGATTCAGTAAAGGCGGGGAGGCTTTGTCGCGGGCCGGGCCGGAAGTTTCAGCTTAACATCGCTTCTGTATCTAAGGGGTTTGGGGGAGTTCCAATTCCGCTGCACCAGAGCGAAGATCCCAGGTACCGCTTGGAGGCGGCTTATATGACACCTTCCACCCTTCCCCCATCCAAAGGCGAACTCATCCTCTGGGCGTGCGATCAGACCGCCGAGGAGCTGGTCAACACGTATAACCGGATCCCTGGCGTCAAGCAGCTCGGGGGCAAGCCCGCCGACGCTTTCAAATCGCGCGAGGACGCCGCTGAGAAGATCTGGGCGGCGTGCCATCCGCCGGTCAAGGCGCCCAAAACCGCCAAGAAGCCCGCCAAGGCCCCCGCGAAAGCTAAGGTGGCCCCTGGCGCCAAGACAAAGCCCGCCAAGCGCACCAAGGGCAGGAAACCCGCCAAGGGTTCGAAACGTGTGGCGCCCAACGGGACCAGCAAGAAAGACCACCTGCTGGCGCTGATCTCCCGCAAGGGCGGCGCGACCCTCCCCGAGCTGATGAAGGCCCTCGGCTGGCTGAAGCATTCGGTGCGCGGCGCCGTCGCCACGCTGGGCCAGGAGCACAAGATCATTTCTGAGAAGATCGACGGCGTCCGCACCTACCGGCTAAAATAAGAACCGGAAGCACCCCGTTAGATTGAAGGCCCCCGCGTCCTGCGGGGGCTTTTTCTGTTCCAATCAAAATAAGTGTTCGACCTGGAGCGGGCGTCCCGCGTCTGCAACTTCTTCACGCGCATCCTCGGCTTCGAGCTGATCAACTGGCAGACTGAGCTGCTGCGTCACATCTTCGGAAACGTCGACGAGCTCGGCCACCGCATCATCCAGAAAGCGTACCTCGAGGTCGCCAAGAAAAACGGGAAGACGACGCTCGCCGCCGGCATCCCGCTTTACATGCTGCTGGCTGACAATGAGCCAGGCGCCGAATGCTATTCGGCCGCCACCACGAAGGAGCAAGCCGGCATCTGCTTCCGGACCGCGGCCGCGATGGTCGACGGGCTGCCCGTGCTGCGGCGTCAGCTTAAAGTGATTCGCTCGACCAAGGTGATCGTCAAGCGCAAGGAGATCGATTCCTACTATCGGGCGATCAGTGCTGACGGCGATGCGCAAGACGGAATGAATCCGCACTGCGTCGTCATCGATGAGCTGCACCGGTGGCGAACCGCCCGCGCGTTCGAGCTTTACGACGTGCTCGTCAAGGGCGGGATCGCGCGCCGGCAGCCGCTGGCCTTCGAGATCACCACGGCCGGGTCCACGGAGGAAGAAAGCCCGCTGGCCTACCAGGAGCACGAGTACACCGAAAATACGAACGCCCGCATCTTCACGGACGCCCGTTTCTTCGGGCGGATCTTCGCGGCCAAGCCAGACGACGATTGGACGAAGGAAGAAACCTGGCTGAAGGCGAACCCGTCGCTGGCGATCGCCGGAAACCCGGGCGGGTTCCTCCCGCTGGAGGCCATCAAATCGAAATGCGACGAAGCCATCAACATGCCCAGCCGGCAGCCGGCCTTCAAACGCTATCACCTGGGGATCTGGCTCTCGACCGAGAAGGAGTGGATGTCGCTCGAAACCTGGGACCAGTGCGCTGGTGAGACCCGCGCGGTGGTGGATCGCCCGTGCTACATTGGCTTAGACCTTTCGAGCACAGTCGACCTTACATCTCTGGTGCTGCTGTTTCCGGATCTGGCGGACGGCAGTTACGATATTCTGCCGTTCTTTTGGATGGCCAAGGACCGCGTCCGAGAGCGCGAACTGGCCGATCGGGTTCCCTATGGGACCTGGATCCAGCAGGGCCTGATCGAGGCCGTAGAAGGCGACGTGATCGACCAGCGAGAGATCAAGAAGAAGATCCAGTGGGCCACCGAATGCTTCGACGTTAGGGAGCTCGGTTACGATCCGCACAGCGCCCGGCAGCTCGCCCTGGAGCTTAACGACACTCTCGGAATCAAGTGCGTACAAATCCCGCAGGTCTTCGCCCACCTGAGTGAGCCCACCAAGAAAGTGATGGAGCTCGCGCTCCAACAGAAGCTGCGCCACGGGGGAAACGAAGTACTCCGCTGGAACGCACGCTGCGTCCGCGTGAAGGGCGATGGCAACGACGGAATCAAGCCCGTCAAACCGGACCGCCTCAAGAGCGGCAAACGCATCGACGGAATCGTGGCCTTGATCCTCGCGCTCTCGCGCGGCATGTTCCACCAGGGTTCGATTTACGACACGCAGAGGATCATGACGCTATGATCCAGCGGCTGCTGAGCGCGCCCGTTCTGGAGCAACGAGGGCTGCAAACGCTTTTTGGTGGCAGAGGTATTCCCGGGCCACCTCCCGCCGTCGAAAGCCGCGAGGTCGACGACCCCGGCTCGTATCCCGGCTCATCCCTTGAAAATCCGCGGACCTCCTGGGACCGGATCTTCGAGGTGGAGCCGGGTTACGCCGGCAAAGTAGTCACGCCCGTAAACGCCCTGCAGCTTGCGGCCGTCTGGCGCTGCACCACGCTGATCGCCGGCGCCGTCGCCCGCGTCCCGATGCTGCCCTACCGTCGCACGACGATGGGCAAGGAGCTGGCGCGCGATCACTACCTCTGGCCATTGCTGACGAAGCAAGCCAACCCCTTCATGACGGCGTACCGCTTCAAACGCCAGATGCAGACCTGGCTTTGCCTATGGGGGAACGCGTTCGCCGAAATCGAGATCTCCGGCCGGGGCCAGGTGGTGGGTTTGTGGCCATGGCGTCCGGACCGGGTCCGGATCACGGGCGATAGCCTGTTCAACGTCGACGATGCCGCCGACCCGAACCAGCTCGTCTACCACTACACGATGGCCGACGGAACCACGATCTCTCTTCCTGGCTCGCACATCCTCCATCTGCGCGGCCTCGAGCTGAATGGCATCGTCGGGCTATCGCCGATCAAATCCTGCCGGCAGTCCCTTGGCCTCGCCATGGCCGCCGAGGAATACGGCGCGCGCTTTTTTTCCAACAATGGCAAGCCCGGTGGTGTGCTGATGTCGCCTGGCAAGCTCGGAGCTGAGGCCCGCAAAAACCTCCGCGAGAGTTTTGAGGACATCCACCGCGGGCTACGTGGATCGCACCGGCTCGGAATCCTGGAGGAAGGTCTCAAGTATCAGGACGTGGGCGTCCCGCCCGAGGATATGCAGTTCCTCCAGACGCGCCAGTTCCAGGCGATCGACATCGCCCGCCTCTTCGGCGTTCCGCCGCACAAGATCGCCGAGCTCTCGCGCGCCACCTTCTCCAATATCGAGCACCAGTCCATCGAGTTCGTCTCCGATTGCCTGGATGACTGGTTCGCCAATTGGACCAGTGAGACGGAATCCTCGCTTCTGTCGACCCGTGAAGCAATGGGCGATCAGCAGGGCCTGGGGGCGATCGAGCTGGAGTTCTATGTCGAGCGGCTGATGCGTGGCGACATGCTGGCCAGGTTCACCGCCTATTCGATCGCGCGCAACGGTGGCTGGTATTCGCGGAATGACATCCGCGAGAAAGAGAACGAGAACCGGATCCCGGACGGCGACGACTATCTCACGCCGCTGAACATGGCGCCACTCGAAGAGCCTGGTACCGACCCGATCGATCCCGAGGATCCGGAGCCCGCCGAGCCCGATGCCGACGATGATCCGGCGCCGGCGCCCACGAAGAAGCAGAAGCAGAAAGCGAAACAGAAAAAGAAGCCGCCAGCCGAGGATCCGGCGGCCACCGAGTAAGGAGCGAACCGATGCCTACCGAACAAGAGCTGCGAGAGGAAATCGAACGCGCCGGCAAGCTGGAACGCCGGGTGTATGACTTTGGGCTGCACCTCGAGGAGCGCGCGGACCCGGTGCAGGACAGCAACATGACCAAGGGCGGGCCGATGATTTCCGGCCACGCCTCGGTTTTCAATGTCCCTGTGGATCTCGGATATTTCACCGAGACGGTAAAGCCTGGCGCCTTCAAACGGACGATCGTCGAGGACGACATCCGCGCGCTGTTCAATCACAACCCCGACTATGTCCTCGGGCGCAACACTGCCGGCACGCTCGACCTGCGCGAGGACTATAAGGGCCTGAAGGTCGACATCGAACCACCAGATACGCAGATGGCGCGCGATCTCCAGGTCTCGATCAAGCGCAAGGACATCACCCAGGCCTCGATCGGCTTCTATGCGCGCGGTTACACGCTGCGCAAGGATGACCAGGGCGTCTGGTATCGCGACCTGACCGACATCATGCTTTACGACGTCTCGCCCGTCACGTTCCCGGCCTTCACGGCTACGGATATGAACGTTCGATCGGCGCAGCAGATCGCAGCGACATTCCGGGAGCGGCCCCCGGAAGATCTGAAGCCGGCTGAAGAGACCTGGAAACGGGAGCTCGAACACCGGCGCCGGATGCTACAGCTAGTCCGCGACTAACCCCAGAAAGGAGCAACCATCCAAAATGAATCGCATTCTGGATCTCAAACAAAAACGGGCCGCGGCCTTGACGAGTGCCGGCGCGGTCCTGGAATTGGCGGCGAGGGAAAACCGAGCCACCACGGCAGAAGAAAACCAAACGTACGATCGCGCGTACGCCGAGGCATTGGGCTTCAAGGAGACCATCGATCGCGAAGAGCGGCAGACGCAGGTGGAAAAGCTGGTCATCAACAGCCGCCAGCAGCGCAAGGAAGAGCAGGGCGCTGGCGACGTCGACGAACAGCGCGAAGCCTTCATCGAGCATATTCGATGGGGGAACGAAATGGATCCGGAGCTGCGGAGCAAGCTCTTCGTCGGATCCGGCAGCAAGCTCGACTTCGGCAAATCGGAAAAGCGCGCTGCGCAGTCGGCCGTCACCGGCAACGTCGGCGGCTACGTAGTTCCCCAGGGGTTCTACGCTGAAGTGATCACGGCCCTGAAGTATTATTCCGGGATGATGGAAGTCGGGCCCACCATCATCGACACCAGCATGGGCAACGACCTGCCCGTGCCGACCTCGAACGACTCCAGCAACACTGGCGCGATCCTGGCCGAGTCATCGCCCGAGACCTCGCTCGAAATTCCGTTTGGCCAGGTCATAATGAAGGCGTACAAGTACAGCTCACGCCTGATCCTGGTCCCGATCGAGCTGCTGCAGGATGCGGGCGTCGATATCGAAGCCTACGTGGTCAAGATGCTCGCGATCCGGCTGGGCCGCATCTTGAATACCCACTTCACCTCGGGCAGTGGCACCTCGCAACCGCGCGGCGTGCTGGCCGATGCTGTGACCGGTAAGACCGGCGCCGGCGGCCAGGTGACCACCATCATCTACGACGACATCGTGGATCTGAAGTACTCCGTCAACCGTTCCTATCGCGGCAACGGCCGCTGGATGATGAACGATTCGACGCTGCAGTACATCCTCAAAATCAAGGATCAAAATCTGCGGCCGCTGATCCTCGACTATCTCACCACCCTGCAGGAAGGTGAACCCGAACGGCTGCTCGGCCAGCCGCTGATCGTCAATAACGACATGCCCGCGCTCGGCACCACCGGATCGCCGGCTGTTGGCAACCAGTCGCTCCTCTATGGCGACTTCTCGAACTACTGGGTGCGCCGCGTGATGGCCATGCTGCTGCTGCGGCTGGTCGAGCGGTTCGCCGAAGCGGGCCAGGTGGCATTCGTCGCGTTTCTCCGGATGGACGGTCGCATGATCGACGCCGGCACTCACCCGATCAAGGCCTACGTGAACCCGACCGCGTAAAGCGATCGTGGTATCGTTAGCGGAAGCGAACAGCTACCAGAGGCTGGTCGACAAAGCCCGGGCGATCGCGCTCCTTTGCTTTCTTGGTGGGCGTGGTCGTTCGGGCCAAACAATGTCCGGTTTAAAATGACACGAATCCGTTATCTGAAGCCCAGTGGCGTGCTGCAACCAGGTGACACCGAGGATGTCACCAACGAGTACGCACGCATTCTCATCGCCCGCCGCACGGCCGAGCCAGCCAGTGACGAGGGCGACGCCGGCGAATCAGTGGGCCCGATCGCCGCGTCCGATCCATCCGACGCCGACGCGCATGCTGAAAAGATCGAGACGCACATGCGAACCCAGCCCGAGACCACTGCGAAGCGCACCCGGAGTCCGCGCTAAAGATGGCCCGCCAGGTTATCCCGGGCGACTGGTCGATCCGGACCCTGACCCTTCCCACCTCCGAGCCGATCACCCTCGCGCAGGCGAAGGATCACCTCCGCATCTCCCAGTCGCTCGTGATCGAAGACACGGACATCGCGGATATGATCGCGGGCGCCCGCAGCTACCTCGAGGGAGCCTACAGCATCCGGTTCATGCCGCAAACGGTCGAGGTCACCCTGCAGCAGTTTCCACGCGACGACCGGATCCGGCTGCCGATCTGGCCGATCCCGGCCGTCAATTATGTGAAGTACACCGACGTGCAAAACGTCACGCGCGATATGATCGTGGGCGTAGACAACACCGCCGAGGTGCTAGCCAGGCTCTGGAAGAAGCCCGCCGAGCTGGTGCTGCCCTTCGCGAAGATCTGGCCGCCCGCAGTGCTGCAGATGGCCGACGCGGTCCGCATCGGGCTGAATGTGGGCTTTACCGGTCAGTCGCCCGAGTTCCCGCTGCCTCCCATGGCGATCCGCGCGCTCAAGCTGCTCGTCGGTCACTACTACGAGAACCGCAGCGCCGTTACCCTCGGCACCCTCATGAAGAGTGATCCCCTCGCCCTCGCGATCGACCATCTGATGGCGAACGTGAGACTCTATTTCTAGGGAGGCACCATCATGCTGCTGGCTTTCTTCTTCCTGGGCGCCGCATTCCTCTGCGCCATCTTCGCGGCTTTCGTTTGGCCCACGCCGCCACCGTCACGTCCGCACGTCGGATGGCTCGCGTTCGCGTTCTACATGGCCTACTTGCTCGTTTCGGTCTGGAAATAGTCCATGATCCGATGGATGGAAGACCAGCTCCTCCGATTCCTACAACGGCGCTGTCCGCATCCTGACGAGATGGTGGCTGTCGATATCCTGGAAGGCCGCGATCCAACGCACCACGTCTCCTATTGCCGCCGCTGTGGCGCCCATCGTTTCGAGCCGGATCGGCGCTACATCGAGAGCCACCTACCATGGCGCCTCCCGGATCCGAACCTGTGGAGGGGATAAGTGAAGATCGGCGACGTCAGATTGCAGGGTGGAGGCGGGCTGAATCAGCCAGTCAACTTTTACACCATGATCCA